CGCCTTTGTTGACGGCGCCGCCGACCTTAACGTAACGCGCCATAATGCGCGCTATTTTTTCGGGGTGCCCGGCGCGGATAGCTGCGCGAAGTTCGGGCCCGAACGACCCCACGTTATAGAGCATCGACGCCAGGGCGCCCGCTGCGCGGTCGGTAAGTTCGGGGTAATCGGCGCGCAGTTGCGCCAGGCATTTGTCGAAGGTTTGGCGCGCCCTTCGGCCCGCCTCCGCTTCGGTGATCGCTTCGCCCCGGTGGGCGGCCTTGGTGCCGTGGCCGTTGCGCCAGGCGTTAACGTCCCACTTTGCGACCGGCGCGAAGCCTTCCAACTCTTTAAGCAGGTCGAACGCGTCGTCGATCGTCGTGTCGATCGCTTCTGGCGCGCTCAGTTCGTAGCGGTTAAGCGGCGCGTTAGTCGTTGCCAGGTTCCCCGACGCTAACATTAGCGCCAGGGCGTAAATTATTCGTTTCATGATTTCTAATTTGCTCCGCCTCGATTAAGTCCAGGACGGCAATAATGCGGCGCGTTGTTTCCAGCGCGGCGGGCGGCTGTCGGAACCAGCGGTAGATCGTCGCATAGTGCACGCCGCTAATGCGCGCAAGGTCAGTAATTTTTACGTTTAGTTCTATCGCGCGCCGGTCTATTTCCTCCAGCGGGTCGTAAACGGCGGCCAGGGCTTCGGCTATTTGGGCTTTTGTCATTTCTCAACTTTTTTGCAAAACTACGAAAAAACGTTTAGCTTTGCAGTAAAAAAAATGAAAAACGACAAAAACCCACTTGAAAACTTATCGGCCGACGTCGAAGCGTCCGACCGCCGCCTGGGCTGCCTTATCGCCGCCGCTATCCTTTTGGCTTTGTGGGCGATCATTTTCGCCCTGGCCGGTTAGATCGACCTGTCTGGCATACTCGTTGCGATACCATCCCGCCCAGGCGCTTATTTCTAGGGCGCCATACCTGGAGGGGTCGCTAGGCGCCCCTTCGTTAAAATCTAGCCGGGCCATGCGCTCGGCTGCTTCTTTCGCATAGTCAAAAGCGCTCATATTGTCTGTTGTTGCGGCCGTGGCCCGTTAGAATTTATACCTTCTCAACAAATTGCAGGTAATTTTCGTCTTCCACGCCATCGGTATCAAAAGCGTCAAAAAACACGCCGTCAATCTCTACCCAGCAGTGAGAAGGGTCGCGCCGCAAAAACTCGGTACTTTCTTCTTGGGCTCGGCCATTAATTTCGTCAAGCAGCTCAAAAGAAGGGGTGTATTTGATTACGCCGCCAAACTGGTCTTGCGTCTTCTTTGCAAAGGTGGCGCAATCGCCAGTGCAAATTTCCAAAGCGTCACCACCCATTTCAGACAAAAGGCGTTCGGCAAACGTGGCTATATTGTATTTATTAATCGTATTCATCTCTTTAAAGTTTGCGGCGTTTATCGCCTTCGTTAGTTGATAGGTCAAATCTACGGGTAACTTTACACTATATCAAGCATTTTGCAAACCTTAACGTTTCCTTAACTAAAAAAGCCCGGCGCGCCCTGGGTTTGTGGTCTATTTAAGGTGTTTTGCGCTACTCTCGGTTGCGAGCCACACACTCTGTATATGCTTTTTGCACGGATTCGGCAGCTTTGAGAATTGTTTTTTTCTTATATCCCTCCTTATCAGCTAAATATGCTGCAATACATTGTGCAACATATTCTCCTAACTTCACAGGTACAGCATTTCCTATTGCTTGTTCTAAATTAGTTTTTGTTCCGCAAAGTTTAAAAGATTTTGGAAATGTTTGAATATAGCTCCGTTCGATTGTTGTTAATGACCTTACATTTTCAGAAACATCAACTGGGTTTCCTGGATGTTTTGGGTAACCTGCCGGAATAGGTCTGTTAACTCCACGAATAGTTGCGCTAGGCTCATGGATGCTAAATACACCACGTCTTTTGTAGCTTCTTGGATGGCTATAATAATGCTCTATCCCAAGTGAATCTCCAAGATAATCATAAACTGTCATTGGCTGTTTTGAAAGGTTATTTTGAAGATAAGGAATCAGAAAGTCATCAGATTCATTTAGTCTACCAATCATAAAAAACCGCTTTCTTGCTTGAGGAACTCCACATAGACTTGCATCAAGAACTTCCATTGTTAAGCCATAACCCGCACCTCTTAAAATTTGAATTGCTTCTTTTAGAATTCTACTCTTTTTTATTCCTTCAACATTCTCCATTACGAACATTTCAGGCTTTACAGTACTAACAATATTAGCATAAGAGATTGTTAAATCCGCTCTACCTAATGTGTCATCTCTTTTTCCTGCGCTTGAAAAATCTTGGCAAGGCGGCCCACCAATTATTAAGTTAGGACTTAAGCCACTAATAAAATCTTTGCTTTCATCCGAACTAAGATCGAAGTCATAAATTGGGTGGCCAAAATTTTCTTTGTAAACTTCTAAGGCTGGTTTCCAATTATCAAATGCAGCAAGGATTTCAAATCCTGCATTTTGGAACCCTAAAGACATTCCACCACACCCCGAAAATAAGTCTACCGTTTTAAATGTTTCCATTTCTTTAAAGTTTGCGGCGTTTATCGCCTTTGTTAGTTGATAGTGTAAAGATAAGGCGCTCTTTACACTATTGCAAGCGTTTTGCAGATTTTAACGTTTCCTTAACTAAAAATCCCACTATTTACCGCCGTCGCGACTTGCGGCCCTTGGTGGGGCGCTCGCTAGGTTGCTCCGCTGCCTGTACCTTTTCGGGGCCCGCGTTTGGCGGCGCTGTCTTTGTTTCTACTTCTGGCACCACGGCCACAACGGGCGCGGCCTTGGCGTCGCCTGCTGCGAGCCAATCGCCGACCACGGGGTCAAATCGTACCGGGCCAGATGGTGGCGGTACGGTCGTGCTGTGCGCGGGCAATAGTGGGGCGCTTGGTTCGGCGGGGTTGCTTGGCGCAACGCCCTGGCCGATGTAGTGCCCGGTTTTCTCGTCGTAGTGGTATATGGTAACCATGCTGTTAGTATTTTATGCAAGCTAGTAAAGCTACGTTGTCCGGGTTGCCCGGTACTTCGGCGCTGCTGCTGCTCGCGGTGGGGGTGAATGAATTTACGAGCGTAACGGGCGACCCGTTGCCGACACCAAGGTCGTTAACGTAGCGGGTCGCCGAAACGACCGCTTTGTCGTAGTTGTGTGTATGCGCTTTGAGCGCGGTAACGTGCGGCTGGTATGTCGCAAGGGTGCGCGCCGGGTCGATGCCGCGCCCGTCGTCAAGTCCGCGAACGAACAACCCGCGAAGGTCCGGTAAGGTAAACGTCGTCGTGCCGTTGCCCGTGCCGGACGTCGTGCCGATGCGGGCGAATAGCGCCGCGTAAGTGGTCCGGCTAACCTGCGCTCCGTTGGCCGGTAGCCAGCCGTTTGGCGCTGCTGCTGTCGGGAAATATCCGATCATCCCGGTGAACATTTGCGAAGCGGTATCGGCGGCCGTGGTGGTCTGCAAGCCAAACCACGCCGTCCATGTCGTGCCCGCAAGGAACCGGAAAAATATTTGGTTGACCTGTTGGCTCAGGAACATTTGTACCGCACCCGGCACGTTCGCAAGTTCCGGCACGGATTGCCGCCCGGTTACGATAAGATGCCCCAAACCAGAAATCGGTTTGTTAGTGGCCGTGCTGCGCACCAACACAAAGCCGGGCGCCTTTAGCGTGTTGAGATCGCCGGAAAACTCCAGCGCCTCGGCGCCAACGCCACCTGCGGCCAAAATATCGTAAATGTATTTTGTGCGGTTCGCCAACTGTTTGGCCTGGAGGTTAGAAATTCCGCTCGGTCCACCGATAACGGGGTCGGTCGTTTCCAACTGGTATATGCCCGCTTCGTAAACTGCGCTTTCTGTCAGGTTTGCCATTATTGTAGGGCTTTAAAAGGTTATTGTCCAGGTCCCTTCGATACGGACCGTATTGTCTTTGATAATGGGCGCGCGAACGATGCGCGCAAAAAGCGTACCGTCGACACAAAGCAAACCGAACTCGCGAATAGTTACGCCGTTGTTCTCCGCCAATTCCAGCGTAAAGCTGAATTGAACCGCGCCCGACGGGTATGTAATGCCCGCCACGGCCTTATTGAACGGTGCGGTGATCGCCGTATCGGTCAACACGGTTTCGGCGCCGTTCGTGCCGACGGCGTAACGGTCGACGGCCTTACCGGCGGTAGCCGCACCGATTAACGCCGCGACGGCGTTACGGCCCGACAATACGATAAGGTTACGATCTTCGTAAGCCTCAACCAGCGCCCCATCTTTGTAGATGTCCAGCTTAACGACGCCTTTAGGCGCGAATTTATCAGTAGTATCCATTTTCTATGAGTGTTCCGTTACGGTATACCCGCAAATTTACAATATCTGCGCCATTATTGTGCGTTTGCGCGCCATTATAAAACGCTTCGCCAGAATAATCGACGCCGGGGAAAAGTTGGTCGACGATCTGCCCATCGTCGTACTCCAATATTTCCGAAGGGCTTAACGTGTCCGCCAGGCTTATCGCGAAAGATACGTCGATAAGATGCGAACGCGCGTTTTTGTACTCTTCGATCAGGGCGCGCATATTGGCGGCCAGTTCGGGCGTTATCGACACGTCGGCGCCCACGGCCACGGTAACGCGAAAGGTCGCCCAATTCCCGCCCGCGTAAGTGATGGAGCCGTCGTAAACATACGTCCCATCGTAGTCGACGCCGACGCCCTCGCGGACCTCCGCACTATCGAAGCCGACCGCGCGCACCGCCTCTTTGATCGCGAAAACAGTACCTTTTTTGCGGTGTAGTACGATCGCCTTTTTTATCAGCGCGCGCCGCGCCGCCACGGTAGCGGCTAAGCGCCAACCCGCCCAACCAAGAACGCCGAACTGATCCGCCAAATGATAGAGGGCGCTTTCCGGCGCGCTGTCCACCAGGTACATTAGTAGCCCGTTGGTCGGTACCTCCGCCAGTTCGGCGCCTGCTGCGCGCCCTATCGCTGTTATGTGGTTGGCGCCGCTTAGCGCGCTGGCTATGTTATCCATTTGTTTGGCCGGTTACGGTTACGGTAATGGTTCCAACGACCGGCACCTCGGTACCGTCGACGACGACGTCGACCGCCGGCGCAACGACGGTAACGTCGAAAACGCTGCCTAACGTGCCGACCGATAAGGCGGTTATTTGGCTGCGCTTAACGTCCTGGCCGATAACCGAACCGCGCGCGGCGGCGTAAGCGGTTAACGCTTCGGTGGCCTGAGCCACGACCAGCGCCTCGTCGGCGTCCGTGTACGTCGTTATTTCGACTTCGATGTCGTAAGGGACCAACGTAGGGCTAAGTACTGTCACAGTGTCGGTTAACGGCCGCACGTCCTCCGCGCTAAGGGCGGATAGTACGGCGCTAAGGATATGCGCGGGGGTTACTATGCCGCCGGTGACCAACGGGTAAACCTGGACGGTGCCCGGAACGCTGCTAAGTACCGACACGTCGATAATTGTAGGGCTGACCTGGAGGGCGAAGTATTTGTAAGCGTTAGTCGGGCCCGCAACGCTAAACGCCGACGGCGCCAACTTTACGCGGGTGCGTAACGCTTCGTCGGTTTCGGCGTCCGCGCCGCTTGCCGTTACGGTCGTGTTCGCGACGCTGACAAGGTACGGCAACGGGTCGAGGATTCCGGAAACGTCGCCGATCGCGTAATCGTTACCGGCCACGCCGGTAGTCGTTGCGACCGCCGACACGGCCCCGGTTGTGTTGCCGCTCGTTATCGTTAGATCGGCAACCGTCCTAAATATTACCTGGCCGTCGGAGGTCGCAACGCGCGTACCGGCGGGTACCAAAACGCCAGGATGCGAAGGCGCGACGGTAAAAAGCACGTTGGTAAGCGCCCCGGCGGCCGGTAGCCGGACAACGCCGACCAACTCCGCCAGGAAATCCAACGCGGGCGCTACCGCAAAACTAACCAGCATTTGTTCCGCCGCTGCTTGCAACTGTTCGCGTACGATCTTGACCTCGTAAGCGACCATATTAATTAGCAGGCGTTCGGCCTGGGCGGGTTCCAACGCGCGGCCGGTGTCGGCTTCGTATTTGCTAACAAGCCGCGCGACGATCGCGTCGACGTCCGTATCAATAAAGGTGGGTGCGGTTGGCATACTGTAAGGTTTAAATTAGGGCGATAAATTGGCCGGTTTCGGACGTTATGCCCGCGCCGCTTTCGGTCGACAAGATACGTATAAGCGCCGGAACGGTCGCCCCTCCCGCGCTTTGTGTCGTTAATAGTATGCTAAGGTCGCCCGCACTTGCGCCGCCTGTGGGTTGCCAGGTAAGGTCAAACCGAAGCCCGGACGGTAGCCCGTTCGGGTCGCCGTTACTGTCTTGGTAAGAATAACGCAGCGACGTTATCGTAATGCCCGGCACCCATAACGCTACGGCGTTACGGATAGCGCGAACGATGCCGGACGCGGCCACGTTGATGGGCTTATCTATGTACTGCCAAATATCCGAGCCGAAGGTCGGCCGGAAAGGGTCTGAGCCTTGGCGCGTCG